CTTTAGGTGCTATAGTTACTGGTATCTTAAATACTGACCACGCTTCTGGAGCTACTACTGGTGATATGGATCATATAACTGCAGTTCATGATGGTGCTGGAGTAATTGTCGTAACTGCCGATGAGGCAATAACAACTGATAAGGATATAGCTATTACAGAAACCGGTGATGGTGGGGAAGTAATTGCTATAAATACGACAACTGCCGGTGTAACAGGTGTAGCTGGAACAGACACTACATTCTTTACATTAGAGGCTTTAGGTGCTGGACCAGAATTTAATAATTTTGTTGGAACTGGTTCAAATTTTGGAACTGATAATATTTTACCTGTAAGAGCTACTTCTGCTACTAATGACCATCTACTTTCTGGAAGTTATGGTGGTAGAGGTGGTAATTTTAGATGGGAAGTATCACAGTTAAATCTTAAAAAAGGTACTTTTACACTTTTGATTAGACAAGGTAATGATACGACTAAAAAGAAAAGAGTAATTGAAACTCATGAAAATTTATCCTTAGATCCGGGCGAACCTAACTATATTTTAAAAAGAATAGGTAATCAAACAACTTCACTTGCTGTTGAAGCTGGTGTAGCTTATACACAACCAGTTGGCGACTTTCCCAATCAGTCAAAATATATTAGAGTAAGTAGTCTTCCTGATGCAAGAAAAACACCAAATTATTTGGACGAGAATGGCGATGTAACAGCTGCTTATGCTAGTTCAGCTTCTTTCTTTCCAACTGTTGGAAGTGGAAGTTATGGTGGTGCTTTTGGAGCTGGTAGTGATATTGAAGGTGGGATCTTATGTGGCTCCGATTCTGGACAAACTGCAGGTTCAAATGGGGATCAAAATCAAAAACATCCATTTGCTTTTTATGATAATATAGCAGCTGATAGTTCACAAGGTATTGATATGTCAGATGCTGCTGTAAGACCTACTACTACATCAGTTTCGGCTGCTGGTGGATATGGAACTGCTCTAAGTATATTAAGTAACAAAGACGAGTATGATTTTAACTTACTTTATTTGCCTGGTGTAATAGACCAAGCATTAGATGCTAATCATAATTCTATCATAGGACAGGCAATAGAAGTTTGTGAAGATAGAGGTGATTGTTTCTTAGTCTATGATAATAGTGTAAAAACATCTACTGTGGCTAATGTTAAGACATATACATCAGCTCGTAATTCAAGTTATGCCGCTACTTATTATCCTTGGGTACAGATACAAGATGCTACTGCTGGAGCTATGAGATGGGTGCCACCATCAACCGTGATGGCTGGTGTTTATCATTTTAACGATACCATCGGACAACCTTGGTTTGCACCTGCTGGATTGAATCGTGGTGGAATTGATAGTGCGGTACAGGCATATAGAAAATTAACTCAATCAAATCGTGATGATTTGTATGATTCAAATAGTAATCCGATTGCTACATTTCCAGGACAAGGTGTTACTGTCTTTGGACAGAAAACAACACAGAAGAAAGCTTCTGCCCTTGACCGAGTAAATGTAAGACGACTTTTAATTAACTTGAAGAAATTTGTTGCTAACTCTTCAAAAGGACTTGTATTTGAACAAAATACAAGCGATTTGAGAAATCAATTCTTGAATACTGTTAATCCATATATGGAACAAGTTCAGGCAAATCAAGGATTAAATGCTTTCAGAGTCATAATGGATGATTCAAATAACACACCAGAAACAATCGATAGGAATATGTTGGTAGGACAAATATTTATACAACCAGCAAGAACTGCTGAGTTTATCGTATTGGACTTCGTGGTACAACCAACAGGAGCTGCTTTTCCTGAATAATTTTTAGGAAATTGATATTTATTATCATAGGAGATAAAACATGGCTGAATTATTAGAAGCGAATAAGATATTTTACACACCATATGAACCGAAGTTAAAAAATCGGTTTATCATGGAAATAGCAGGTATCCCAGCTTTTACAATTAAAACATCACAAAGACCACAGATTACTTTTGACGAAGTAACTTTAGAACATATGAATGTTACCAAGTATGTCAAAGGAAAGGGTAGATGGCAAACACTACAGATTACTCTGTATGACCCGATTGTACCTTCCGCTGCTTCAGCTGTAATTGAATGGGTTAGATTGCATCATGAAAGTGCTACTGGTCGTGATGGATATCAAGATTTTTATAAGAAAAATATTACATTTCAAGTATTAGGACCGGTTGGTGACATTGTTGAAAAATGGACATTATATGGTAGTTTTATTCAAGATGCTGCGTTTGGTGATTTAGATTTTAGTTCATCCGATCCAGTTGAAATTACACTAACATTAAGGTATGATTACGCTATACTTGAATTCTAATAGTTATTAATTACATTAAGGAGTTATAATGCCAGAGTATAAGTTCCCAACGGAAGTTATTGATTTACCGTCAAAAGGTAAAGTATACCCCAAAGATTCAGCACTATCATCAGGTAAAGTTGAATTAAAATACATGACAACACGAGAAGAAGATATTTTGATGTCTGAGAATCTTATTAAAAAAGGTTTGGTGATTGAAAAATTGTTAGACAGTTTGATTGTAGAAAAGGGAGTTAAACAAGATGATTTAATATTAGGTGATAAGAATGCCGTATTGGTTGCTTCTCGTATATTGGCTTATGGTCCTGAATATACTGTAGAAGTTACAAATCCAAAAAATGTAGACGAAACGATAGAGCATACTTTTGACTTAACAACATGCCCATTTAAAGTTTTAAAAAAAGGTCTGAATTATGGAGATAATAGTTTTGAATTTGAAACGCCTATTGGTAAGAATAAATTAAAATTTAAATTATTAACTGGTGCAGATGAAAAATTAATTGAAAAGGATTTAAAACAATCATCAAAGTTTGGTTATAATACAGATATATCTACTCGATTAAGATATACTGTTATTGAAGTTGATGGGGATTCTAAACCTGAAACTATTACTGAATATACTCAGAATTTACTCGCAAGGGATTCTGTAGCATTGAGAAATTATATTGGTAAAATTTCTCCCGATATTGATTTGACATCGGAAATTGAAATAGGAGGTGAAACTGTGAGCGTGTCTATTCCGCTTACAGTCGAGTTTTTTTGGCCTCAGTCCGTCCAATAAATTAGATATACATCAATCTTTATTTTATTTTATATACGGGACACCTGGATTTACATTTAGTGATGTCTATAATATGCCAGTTCATTTGAGAAATTTTTATTTTCGAGAATTTACAGATTTAAGAAAAAAAGAAAAAGAACAAATGGATAAGGCAAATACAAAACCACCGACAACAATACCGCGCCGTTTTAACCCAAAATAACTCTTTTCTTTATATTTATAGTTACAGATAGGAGAAGTACATATGTCATATATGGATAAAGATAAAATAATAGATGAAGGATTTTTTACTAAAATAATTAAGGGTTTGAAACGAGATAAATCAAGTCCTAAAGTTAAAAAAGAAAAAAGTAAAAAACTTCAAAAAATGTATGATGAAGCAGAGAAAGAGATTGAAAAAACTCAAGACTTTATCAAAAAAGAATTTAAACGAAGAGGACTTCCTGTTCCTGATTATTTAAAATAATGGCTGAAAATTTAAAATCCACCATAAAGGAAAGAGAAAGACTTTCTAAACTTATTAAAGACGAAAATGCTCTTTTAGAAAAACAGCAGCAAGGTTCTAAAATATATGAAGCTACATTAGCTAGAATTGTTAAGTTAGAAGAAAAAAAGGTAAAAGAAGTAGAAAAGGAAATATCATTTACTAAAAAAGCTACACCGTTATATAAACAAATAGAAGGTTCTATTGCTGCAAGGTTAAAAAAAGTACAATCATTAAAAACATTAGACCAAGATGCATCAAGTGCTGCTGGTGAACTTAATGCCCTTGCTTCAAAAAGTTTAAAATCTCAAACTGGTTTATATGATTTAATAAAAAATAGAGTAGATGTAGAGGGTAATTTATCAAAGTCATCAATGGAGCAATTAAGTACCTTAGACAGTATTGCTATGGGTACTAATGATATAGCTGGTTTACAAAATGAAATAGCACAAAGTAAAGAAAGAGAAGGAAAATTAAGAGGTCCTTTAATGAAGGATGTCAAAATGCAAGAAAAATCCTTACAGAAAATTTTAGCAGATGAGATTAGGAGATTGGAAATTAAAAAGGAAGAAGTTGCAGAGATGGGGTTAATTGATAAGATAACTGGGGGAATGGCAAGTAAAGCTAAAGATTTTGCAGAAAAGTTAAAAAATGCTAGTCCAGATGAAGCAGCGTTTATAGTTGCTACTGCGATGTTTGCAACTGGTGTTGTATTATTGAACACATTAATAGGTTTAGGACAGAAATTTGCTAAAACTTTTGATGAGATAGGTAAAAAGTTTGGAAGTATAAAGTTATTAGGTAAAGACTTACAAGGTCAGTTATTAGCTTCAAATATAGAAGCAATAAAGTTAGGTGCTAATATAGGTGATATAAGTTCTATAACTAGTACTTTAGCTACAGATTTTGGTATGAGTTTAGATGAAGCAGCTGATTTATCTGTAAAGGTATTAGATACGAGTACTGCTTTGGGGTTATCGGTAGATGAGGGTACACAATTATTTGGTGTATTAACTCAAACAGCAAATTTATCAGCAGGTCAAGCTGAAAAATTAGCAGAAGGTGCTGCACAACTGGCAAGACAAAAGGGAGTTGCTCCACAAGCCGTAATGAAAGATATTGCTGGTTCGGCTGAAACGATAGCTTCTTTTACAAAAGATAGTGGAGCGAATATATTCGAAGCGGCAATTGCAGCTAGACAATTTGGATTAAATCTTGATACTATAGGAAAGTCTGCTAAAGGTATGTTAGATTTTGAATCTTCAATTAATGCTGAAGTTGAAGCATCTGTATTACTTGGAAAGCAATTAAATTTACAAAAAGCTAGAGAATTAGGACTTAATAAACATTTAGTAGGATTTCAAAAAGAAATAAAAAAACAATTATCTGGTATTGGTGATTTTAATGAATTAAATGTAATACAACAAGAGGCTTTAGCAAAAGCCCTTAATATGTCTGTACCCGAAGTTGCTAAACTAGCAAATGGAACTGCAGAGATAGGTGCTGGTTTGGGTGGAAAATCATTTGAAGATTTACTTGGTAAAGATGCAATAAATTCTTTTACACAACTTTCAACTACACTTGAGTCGGTTGGGGCTATAATAGTACAATCAGTTGGACCTGCTTTAGGGGTTTTTGCAAGTATGTTGCAGCCATTAATAGGTATGATAGGAAGTTTTGTTGGACTTTTAGATTCTATAGGTGTTCTGATGCCCGTAATTGTTGTTGGATTGGGTGGACTTGGTATTGCTTTAACGGCGATGGGGATTAAAGCGGCGATTTCTGCTGGTGCAGTATTAATACAGACTTTTGCTTGGATAGGAAATGCAGTTGCAGCCATGACAGCTGCTACTCTTGGATTTGGTGCACCAGTGGCTATAGCTATGGGTACACTTTTGGTGGCCACTGTAATTGGGGGGATGATGAAAGCTCGGTCTGAAGCTTCTAAAGTCGGTGATTTCAAATGGGATGCCGCCACAGGTAGAACAGAAACATCACCAAATATGGGACCACTTTTAACACTACCTAATGGAGATCAATTTCAAGGAACAAAAGGCGATAGTGCTATGTTAGGTAAAATGGCACCACCACTACCACCGCCTAAAGGCGATAGTGCTATGTTAGGTAAAATGACACCACCACTACCACCGCCTATAGATGATACTAGTGCTATGTTAGATAAAATGACACCACCACAACTAGCACCAAATTTTGGAACACAGACTGCTATGGAAAAATCATTTTCTTTTGATTTACCAAAAGAACAAACTTTTAAAATAATAGGAAATGATTTAATCGCCAGAGTTGAATATGGTTCTACTATGGCTGGTGATGTAGGAACAGGATTAACATAATGGGTTTAGAAAATTTAAAATCAGTATTTGCTAATTTACCAAACACGCCATCGGTATCTCCAGATAATTCATCAATGTCTCCTACTTTAGAAAAAAAAGGTAGACATGGTGATAACTCTCATCCTGGTAATCATTCTATATTAGATGAGTTTGAACTTAATAAAAAAACAAAAATTGAATTTACAACTGATTTAAATGATATAACAAAAAATTCAACTGATCCTATTAGTAATATAAATTCACCTGTAAGTGATTTATCAAAAGACGCAAGTAGTTATGGACAACACTCACCAATAACAAAAATTGATTCTATTTTTGCTAACAAATCAATTCGACTTAAAGGTGGTGAATCATTAATCGATACTGAAATTGAACATACTTTTGGAACGAAAGGTGAGCATAGTGATATTAAAGAATTAAGTCCAATTACATTTAGACAAGAAGATAGTCCACAGACAAAACAAGAAAGAATTATAATTAATGATAAAAAAATAAGAGAAAGAGAAGATTATTTATTTCAGAATTTAGGCGCTGATGATAAATTAGGACAAGGAAGTTTTATATTTGATTCCTTGTATAATGCTGACCAAACTGCTCCAGATATTTCTGATAGAACACCAATTGATATTGGACGAGTAGATCATCTTGGTAATCCAATATTGATTAATACAGCTCGTACTGGAATGGGTGCTTTATCGAATTTAGATATATATAATTCTTCACGACAAGGATTTAGAATAGGTATTAATGGTTCTAAAGAACCATATATTGTAAATGATATTGGTTCATCTCAAATGCCACTTGGACATAATAGAGATGTTTTACCTTATCAGGCAACTTTACAAGACGCATCAAGATTATTGAAGTTTTATACATCTGGAGCTGGTGTTGCATCATTATTGAAAGAAAATGTTACTGGGGCATATTTTTCTTCTTTAGGTACGATATCACCAAATAATTGGTGGGATGGTCATCCTGGTAGTGTTGAATTTGGTAAAGGTTATATGGGTTATCTAATAGGATTGGGAAAAAAGACGATTATGAAAGGAGTATTGGAGATTGCGAATCCTGCTACACCAAGATTACTCGCTGGAGCAATACATGCTCCGACAGTACCATTTCCACTTACTGGAATGTTAAATTTTTATGGTTTAGCTGGACAATCACCTGGTATACCTTCTTTAAGAAAACCATTTGTTCTTGAATATGGAAAGGTGGTAAAATCTGGGAAAGAGGAATTCTCTAAAGTTAAACTTTTGGGTGATATAAAGGAAAAAGGTCAACTCTTTTCTGTGGGTGGAAGAAAGTTTAGAGATTCAATGGGTGTACTTAGAAGTAGAAACCCTGTAACTGATGAAGTACTTAAAGAAGATCCTACATCATTACTTACATATCATATCACTCCACCACCATTTATGGGATTGGGTGAAAGCCCAAAATATACTGTAGATGATAAAATTAGTAAAAGTGGTTTAATAAATGAAAAAATTACAGATGCTATAAATCCACTTGATTTTTATGTTCGTATAAAAGATTTAAGAAATGGTAATTTTATTTATTTCAGAGGATATGTAACGGGTATAACGGAAAATGCAAATCCATCTTGGACTTCACAAAATTATATTGGACGAAGTGAGCCTGTTTATATGTATGAGAGAGGTGAAAGAGATTTAAGTTTTAATTTAAGATTATCGCCAGCAAATAAAACAGAATTTCAAAAAATGTGGGAAAAAATTAATCAGTTAACAAGTCTTGTTTATCCTGAATATCTTGAAAAAGATAATATGACACGAATGAAACCACCGTTTACGGAATTATATATGGCACAATTTGGAAGCAACGCTCAAGGTCAATTTGGATTTGTAAAATCCATTTCTTACACAGTAAATGACTCTGGTGATTGGGATGCTGATACACAAAAGCCACGATTGATAGATGTGGCAATATCTTATCAGATATTAAAT